TTCATATTATCCACTCCACCAGCGATTCCCACCAAGTCGGATAATACTCTTCCTCAGTATGTTCTCGCTTGTTTTTATTAGCTGATCAGGCACAAAAAACACAATACTTTCCCCGACTTTATTTCTGACACACTCATGCTCCGTCATCTCCTTAGATAGTTCCTCAGTGACATGCTCAAAAGCCCATCCATCGCCCCCACACATCCACCCTATCTTCACAATAAATCCCCCGGCCTTATAATAGGAAATATCTGTAACCCTGTAGCCCCCGGCTCATTCACATTGAATATCTGCACCCCCAACCTTTCTGCATCTTTCTTTATTATGGGGAAGCATGTCAGAAATGCTTTGTACGGCGATACTTTAGACTCCGGAGCCTTACGCTCCTTATGCCCCCCATGCCAATGTGTCTGTACCCCCTGCTTCTGCATGTCATACCCATACAGATATATCTTAGAAGCCCCCAGAGCCCTTGCCAAGTCTATTGCGCAGGCCCCACTGTTCCGGTTCCAGCAAAGAGTGTCTTGCCTTCCGGAAAGTCCTGTAGTCCTCCGATCCACATTCACTGTAAGAACCCCCGGTTTCAGTACAGAGCGGTGAAGAGATACCGGTATGCAAGGACTCCCCTCCAATCGTTCCCTATGCCATGTGTACCATGTGTGATCCCCGAAGAAGCAGACATCTACAAAGTCCCCCAAAAGATAGGAGTTGTTCACCCCTATAACACGTTTATCCTTCAGGAACTTTGGAAGCTTATCTTTATAAGCCAATATGGATGGCCCTCCCGCAATTATGTGAACCTCTTTGCTTTCAGCCCACATGCGAGGAACCACCCATGCCTTTTGTTTACTGTTCAACACGCTCATAAGCAAGAGCCTCTATCATCGCTTCAGCTTCTTGTTTCGTCAGAAAATCATCATTTACTTTTATGGGATTTTCAGGATCAGCTACATTGATTACAGACCAGCGCCCTTTACCGGAATGCTTCAATTCCAGCACCCTTTTAGAAACCGGTTTCGGGTTTACCAGCGGAGTACGTTCCCGAACAATACGGGCGGGACTGTCCACATTCTTTGCGGGTCGGCCCGGTATTCCAAGCTCCTTAACCCCAATAGGGTCGGCTTCCATCATTTCCCATGCCGTACTCCCCTCGAAAAACGCTTGCGGGGCATCCAATACCTCCCCTCTCTGTACTATCTGCTTTTTGTAATGAACACGGGCAGAACCATCTTTCGTAGGGAACTCACCACCACGAAAACAGTGCCGTCCCATTGTCAATTTTTTAAACCTTGCCATTTCATCTCCTTATAAAAAAGGGTGGCCCCTAAAGAACCACCCTACAATCAACAAAAATTGATTAAGGAGCGGGTGCTAAATGCACAATCCCGCACTGGCCGTCCTGATCCGCACGAATCTGCGGAACCATACAGGCCATTACCTTAAAATGCTTTGTGAAACCAAACTCACCGTCCCACTCCAAATTGGTCATATTCATCGCACGTACCAAGCGGACAGTTTCGGAATCCATCTGAATCAACAGGACATTGTTCGCTGGCAAATAATCAGACACACGAATAGCGGAGATACCTTCAATCTTCAGCAACTGCTCACGAAGAGTGGTGCTGTAGCCTTCGGCACTGTAATCCTCATCCATCAAAGTCTCAAAATTTGTCGGTATGTACATGATGTAAGGACCATAATGGTGAATATCAATCAGAGTCTGTTTCATCGACAGAACTTCTTCCTTAATATGTTTGCCGGTCATGGAACTTTCAGTCCACAGAGTAGTCATGGTGGCAGTATTACTCAGCGGTGTGTCGGTATATCCGTAAATACGTCCGCCACCGAAAGCATAACCATCCATACCCTGGAACAAAATGGTTTCCAATTTCTCAGCAACTTTACGGGCAGAAATACGGGCCTGAGTAACATCCAACGGTGCGCCAGTCTTGCGGCTGGAAAGAAGGTTGCGGAAATTCAACTGGAAGTCTTTGAAAGTAATGGGCATCGGGAGTGTTTTCAGGTCGAACTCCACACGATCATTCTGTCCACGAACCAAGCCGCTCATATTAGTCTCAGCACCAGTCATGTCCGATACATCTTCATATTCTAATACCAAGGACCCCAGTCCGCCGGGAATATCATATACCAAACCAGCACTTATCAAATCAGCAATACCACGAAGGCGATTACGGGCAATATCCACCAGTGCCGTGTCGTAATGTTTCCATTCGTCTTTCCGCAAAGTGGCAGTTCCAGCATAAGCCTGAACCTTTCCAGCAGCATTCACAAAAAATGCCTGACCTTTATCATTCATCCAAGGACGAAGAATCCCGGGCTTAAAATCATTCTCCAGCAATCGTCTGCCTACAGATCCCACATTCTTATGGGTAATAAATTCCATGTTTACGTTATCCATTATTCTTCTCCTTAAACAATCCGAACGATAATACGTTCATCGGCATCGGACTCTGTTCCGTCTATTGCTTCCAGCGCCTGTGCAATTATTACACCATCGGTGTACTTCTGCAAAGTTCCGTCACCAGCAGACTCCAACAAGTCACCAATCACAATAGTTTCATCAGCAGCCAGCAAAGCCTGTATATCATCACCGGGCAGTGCATGAATAAGCTGAACAACATCACCATTAGCATAAGCATCCCGAATAGTCTCACCTTCAAGTTCATTTTCAGTTGCAAATACTGCCGGAGTAAAACCTTTAGTCACAGTATGAACAGCCACAGTGTTTGCACTACCCAGAGTTACAAGAGCTCCGGGAGTGATTGCAGTTGTGGTGTGCCTCTCATCCCTTCTTCCATACAGGGAAGAAATAATAATACTTTTATGCAAAGAAGCCATTACAACCCCTCCTTATCTTTTGAAAATAGTTTCAGCCCAGACATCTTCCAGAGGCTCTTCAGCGGGACCGGAATTATCTACAAAATTACCAAGCCCCTGAAGCAAATAATCCATCGGATTAGTTTTGTCCGGAGCAGCCTCTTCCTTCGGTGCGCAGAAAACAACCAGCTTCTGCAATTCTTCTACAGATTTCTTTGCCAGCTCTTCTTTTGCGAACACGCCACTTTTATAAGCCAATATCTTTTCAATGGCGCTTTCTTTCGCCTGTTTTGCCAGATTAAGAGAATACAGCAAAGATTCCCGCACTTCCGGCTCCACCTGATTTAACAGCTCATTGAAAGAAAGTTTCTTTTTCTCCTCAACGGGAGCTTCCACTTTTTTTGTTTCCACAACTTCCTCCTGCTTATTATCTTTCAATGTCGGCTCCGTGCATTCAGGGCAGCCCTGCTTGCCTTTGTCGGCATCTTCTACAACCACTTTTTCATCTTTCTTGTCCATCCCATTTACTCCTTGTAAATTTTTAGATTCACACCATTTACTATTATTACCTATAAACACTCTAAAAGACAAGTCTTTTTGTGAAAAAACATCATCTTTTTTAAGATTTATTTCATTCGCATCTTTTTTTTCTGCATCTTCCCCACTTGCATTTGCTCTTATTCCGCATCCATCTTCCCATGAACAAGCCCCCTTTTCATTAAAAAGAAGGGCCAAATGATCCGGATACATGGAAGTTACATTGTCACCCTCTACGTCACAAAAAACACCTATGCTCACTTCAATGTTCTGGCTCTTAAACTTCTGGAGCAATTCCTCGGTCATGTCCTCAGACCGGATATATATGTCCCCACGCAGCCCATTGTTATAATGAGCATTGTGTACAGTAGCCCCTATGTAGTAAGAGTGAAATACATTGGGTGAGGCAGTCACAGACAACGGGGTTTCCCCATCCTCATCCATTGGATGCCCTTTTGTCACAGGAACACCATTCCATACAGATGGGAACTCCGAAAGCACTTTTTCACTGTAATTTAAACAACCTGCCAGTCCACACCGCTTCCCCGGTGTCATCATACTCACCGGAAGAACATAAAACTCCTTCGAGTTAATCGCCACTTTCTTCTCATCAAAAATGGCACTACGTCGCAAATGTACATAAACCTTTTCCATTATTTCCTCCTCAAAACCGGTACAATAATACATCTACAGAGCGGGTGAATGGGCAGTATAGATAGTAGGTGAGCTATAGTAGCTACCATTCCCTCATTAGGAGAACACAAGGAACACACCTTATCATCCCCCGCTGTTGCATATTGCCCCATCTCCGCCATTATTATTCCATCTTCTATTCCATTATCCCTGTACAACTGGGCCTGTCCCTGTAAGAATCCTCGCATCACAGTATCATTCGTCCACTGCTGCACACGCTTATTCATGCTCTTATTAAATATGTCTTTTACCCGACTCCAAGATATGTCCACAATCCTATTTGCCGCTATTACCCGCTCTGCTATATCCCTGTGCAAAGCCTCTATTATCACTGTCAGACCGGCGATTGCTATACTTGCTACTTCTTTATTACTTGTTTGGTGCTCCGGTCTTTGCATCTCCAATTCCAAGGGTGTTCTCCAACTGTCCAATGGCGTATCATTTATCGGGGACTTGGGCCTTGCCCCAAGCTCCATCAGCAGCCTCCGAGCCTTTCCTACTCCCTTCTGTTGTCCCGAAGATATGGCCTGATTTATCCATTCCGGATTATCCCGTAAACGCATAAAAAGCAAAGCCCACACAAAATCAACGAACTCCAATTTGGATTTCTCTTCCTTATTGGCCTCCTCAATCATCGCTTGCAATACCTCTCTATACTGCACCTGTATCCAATAATTGAGGTTCTTCTGCAAAGCACTTGTTTCTGAAGGGTCTGCCTTCCTCATTATGATACCGCCTTATCCTGTTTCTTGGTCATACCATCTGCTGTAGATTCTCTTTGTCCTGTGTTCGGTTCTTCTTTCTTCCCTACCGCAATCTCCACCAATTCATCCGTTAATTCTGTCTGCGCCTTGCGTTGCTCCCGAATGTACTCTATCTGGCCTTTGTTCAGCCCCAAGAACATCTCCAAGAACACATCCGCCGGCACAACCATTTCAGCCCCCGGAACCATTGTGTACCGAGCAAGTGTCTCAGACTTAATACGAGCCACTTCTGCGGAATCTCTTTCATTCAGGGTACGCAGGTCATTCCAAACCCACCGATAAGATTTAGGCGTGGGTATGGTCCCCACAGCTATCAATCTCTCTATGAATGGTGTAAGTATTTCCGGTTCTACATATTCTGTACGACGCTTATCAATAATCTTTGCCCACTGTTCCTCGTCCTGTGTGCTTGCAAGCTCCCCCCGTTCAGAGCCCATAAGAACACGCTGAGGGATTCCGGTAGAAGCGGCAATAAGGGACACCTGTAAATCGGCATGGTCCTTCGGAGACGATACCTGCGGAGGGAGGTCTTTTATGTCCACACCCTGCACACGAAGCACCCTGCGCAATCCGTTTTCGTACTGATCGAACTGTGCTTCTAAATCTGCTACATCTTCCGGACCCATATAAGCATCTGCTTCTGCTTTTGCCACCATACCCGGACGAGCGCCACGCCAAAACATTTCAGCAGAGCCACCGGCCAGTAACTCCAAGTCCATCATCCGGTTAAACACTCTTTCCAGAACAGGAGCGCCTTCGTGTTCATTCTCCATCACGTCATAAGCGATATAGATAATCCTATCCGGATGTATTTTCATTCCAGATACCGCCCCGCTATCTATCCCCATCTCATCCATAAGTGGGGAGGACATTGAGGCAAAGCGCAAACTATACCATAATGGTTCACCAAAATTTGGACTCTTTGTTCTTAAATCCAAATCCCCCACTCTCACAACATCTTCCGAATAAGGTTTTGCATATAAAAGTTTAGAGCCTTTCTTTACTGGCTGGCTGAGGTCCCCACCATCATCGAACCCCAAGAAGATAACAGAATATCTTCCAAGGCAAGCCATCTTGTCTGCACGACTGAATACCTTCCATATCTTCACACGCTTTACAATTTCATCCCATGCTTTTTCAAAAGGGGTTTCTCTTTGGTCCCCTTCTTTCTCTAAGGCAGCAGGGGGTGTTTTCCAAACTTCATCCACCGGGGCATTTATTATGCGCCCTGCTATGTCCTGTCGCTTGTACATAAACTTAAAGTCTGTGTAATCCAGATTGTCCTTGTACCCCAGAGCCTTATATATGTCCCGCTTTCCTTCATACATCTGCGTGGACTGCCCCCATATCCGAGCAAGGGTATGGCGGTCTGACTGTTCCGTATTCGCTACTATCCGCTTTGTGGTTTTATTTTTTTTCTTCTTCATCCTAAAAAGCTCCCGCCCGTTTGGGCCTCAGTGCCAGTTCTGCAAAAGCCTTAGAACAAGCATCCACCTGGTCATCCT